CGTAGACTGAAGCGATTGCGCTCATAGCTTCCTCATCGGATAGCAATTCGTTTGGAGTTCGGAATCGAGTCGCGTCGTATACCAGCTTGCCGATTTCCTCAGCATACCCGCGTTCGAGTTGCATGCCGGTTGAGAACTTTCCACCGACCGCAATACACGAATCGGCGCGACGGATGGCGAGCTTATCCAATTCGATTCCGTGTAATAGACTCAACCCGTTATTTGGCCAATGCTTGCACAACGGAATCCACGGCGCGGACGCGAATACATCAAAGTGCGCAGACAGAAACGCGCACCATTCGCGGGCCTTGTCCAGGTTTGGTAGCTCACCAGAGAACGGATGCATCACATAGACGTATTGAGTTTCAATCAAGCGATTCTACTCCCGGCATCGAAAACGAAAAACAGAACAATCGCAACCGAGATTGCGGTGTAGCAGATAGTTTCAAGCATCACAACCCCAGTGCGGACCGGCGAGCGCATCACAACTCGCCGGTCCGCGTGTAATTAGTTAACGAATCCGACCACCGGAACATTTGCCAGGTCGCAGAAGTTCCAACTTGAAACATCTGGTTCTTTATCGGTGTACGTTGTCAATTCGCGACTGATGGCGAGCGCCTCATCCTGTGCGTTTTTTAGACTAGTTGCGTCACCGGTGACGAACGGGATGACCCATGACAGAACGCGCGTTCCAGCCCCGTACAGTCGATGAATCGCTACCATGCTCAGCCCACTGATTAGCGATTCGGAGCGCGTTAGCATCTCAACCGACTCGACTGGTGCCAATTTATCTACCAGTAGCGAGAGCTTGAGGTAGTTGTTTGCCATCAGAACGCCGCTTCCGATGCAGTATCAGCTTCTGTTTCGAGGTAGTACTTAGTGCCGCGCTTGTTACCGATTGACTTAGCGCCCAATCGTTTCAACGACTTGGTTAGCAACTTCGCGTCGAAACCGGTCTTGTCCGCGAGCCTTCCAATCGTAAGCGCATCGGCTTCGGTTGACGGAATCGACTTGGATACGTTGGCGTCAATCGAATCGAAACTGATACCGTCAACCTCGGTCGACTTCACGCGTGGCTTGCGCGTCTTGGGTTCGGTCACCACAACGTCAACCGGTACGTTCGCGTTTGCATCCTTGGCGGTCAAGTTGCGCTTCGTTTTCCCGCGCAACTGGTCAAGGTTATGAACTGCGTTTTCGTACGTGAGCCATACGCCGCTGGCATACAGTTCCTTTTCAGCCGACTCGATATCCAACTGTGCCGCTTCAATCAATGCTTGTTTTTCTTGAGTCATTCTGTTCGTCCTCTCTCTTCCACCTTATCACAGTGTCGATTGCGTCTTGCGTTGACCGCACCACAGCAACCCGCACGTTATGAGTCTTTGCCTTCTCATGCCACGCTATCTGAGCCGGACTAAGCTCTGACTTATCTTTCACTTCGAGCCATCCGAGACTAGTCCAAAGATCTGGCGTGCCGTTTTCCGCTAGGTGCATGAACCGTCCACGACCTAGCGGAACAATACCACACTGGACCCGGATGCACCAGAACTTCAGTCGTTTTAGTGCATCCTGAATCGACTTTGACAGTTTCGTTTCTTGCGACGAGCGACCCATCAAATCCTCATTGGCATCACAACCGCAGTCACCTCGAATCCCGAACTTTGAGGTTCTGGTTTTATCACAATCGGGTCTAGCTCGCCACCGAATTCGATGCGAACTTTCTCACCACCGCACGAATTGAGCGCGTCAATCAGTAGCAGGTAATCCGCGCCGGTCTTCACTGTTCCAATATGCTCGGCGCTAATCTTGTCCTCGCCATCGCCGTGGTCAGGATTGCTTGTCTCAAGTGATAGCATATCAGCATCGACGCCAATAGTCACGCCACCGAGTTGATTGGCGGACACAGCAACGTTGCGCACCGAGTCCACCATTCCGCCGCGCGCGACAATCGCGTATGTCTCGGATGGCTTCGGTAGTACCTGTTCCCAGGGCGGAAACTGTGCATCGGTAAGTCGCATCCCAAATCGAAACCCATCAGCGTCAACGAATACGTTAGCGCGACCAATGCGAATGGTCACCTTGTTCTCGCTAGAGTCGAGCAGTCGACGCAACGATTCAACGCCTTGACTACGCACGAGAAAACTAGACTCCTCGTCGCATTCGATGTCCGCTCGCGTAACATTCATCCGTTTGCCATCGGTCGCCACGCACCGAATGAATCCTTTACCGAACTCGAACAACAGACTAGCCAGTGCGATTCGAGATTCTTCTTTGCTGATCGCAAGTCGTGTTGCCGCAATAACCGATGCCAGGATAGACGAAGGAATCACGACAGTTGGCAAACACGAATCCGGCTCTTCTGGTAATCGGTAATCGTCAACGTCAAGCGTGCGAATCTGAAACTTGCGCGATGAGATTGGCGACTTGATAACGAGCGCGTATTCGTTTCCGACCTTTTTCTTGGCAATGTGCAAGTCACCGTCTTGCATGGCGCGCACACGTTCGAGTAGTCCCTTTGCGTCGACAAGTACAGAGCCAACTGACAGGTCACGCGCAGGAACTGAACCGACCACCGACCGCTCCACGCATTGCGCGGTGACTCGGAATTCAGTGCTCACATCAATCTTGACGTTCTGCCAAATCGGCATCGCGCCCTTCGGTTCAATCGCCGCGTTGCACCGTTCAAGTGCACGCACTAGGTCTTTTTTGGTTACGGTTGCTTTCATGTGAATAGTTCCAGTTGGTTCTGTGCCTTTTCGGCTAGGTTGTTCGTAAAGAGTGAGAGTTGTTTCGCGGCAGCGTTTAGGTTGCGTTTTCCGATGGCGAAGTAGGTATCTTTGATTTCTGTTCCAACGAATCGACGGCCATGTTTGAGCGCCGATACTCCCTCGCTACCGATGCCACCGAACGGAGATAGCACAATATCACCCGGATTGGACCATAGCTGAATTGCGCGCGCGCTCAAATCGAGTTGAAGAGGCGCCATATGTCTCTCATCTCGATTGTCTTTCGCTTCCTTTACGTTCAGGACATCAGTCGGTTGAACGCGCATCCAAGTTGGCAGTGACTGCATTAGGAACTTGGTGTTTTCGTCCTCACCTTTATTCGTTTCCCATGTTGGGGATGCCCACTGAATCCACTGGTCAAGCGGGAAGTCCTCCTCCCGATGCGTTACCGGTTCGAGTTCTTGTCCTTCCTCGGCCCACTTGCGAAACACAAGTAGGTAATCGGCGCGCGCCTGACGTGATACGGTTGAGTCGCGTAACATCTGCGACCACAACAAGCTACTGGTTTTCGTGCGGCTGACTTCATCTTCCGGGTTCTTCCAAACCGTAACGCGCGAATGAAACTGGAAGCCAGCATCCGAGTGCGCCGCGATTAGCTTGCCCGGAAAGTCCCGATATCCGGCGCGACCTTGCTGGTTTGCGTAACTCAGCATATCCTGACAATGAACAACACAGATGCGACCCGGACGAGTAACGCGATACAGTTCCGGCAACATGAGCCGATACTGCGCCATGAATTCCTCATCGTCGCGACAGTTACTCATGTCACGTTCGCTATCACTAAACACGTACAGTGATGCGAACGGTGGCGAGTAAATCGACATCCCGATTGAGTTGTCTGGAATCTGCTTCAGTACGTCGTAGCAGTCGGCATTGTAGAATGCCCAACCATCACCCATTGCCTCACGACTCGATTCAATCTTTGGTAACCTAGACACTTGACCTCACTTCTGAACGAATCCAATGCGGGAGCCGTAGCTTGCCGATTGGTGTGTACTTTGGACTGGCTTCTTTAGCTTGTTGCCGTCGTCGCATTGCAGAGAACATCGACTCTTGCATGCCAGCGAAAGCGCGCCGCTTCTGTTCGAGTACATCTACCACGGCCGACTCATTGGTGCCATAGATATAATGCACGTGAACTGGTTTCGTTTGCCCGAATCTCCACGACCGGCGCATCTGTTGATATACCTGCTCGAACTTGTACGACGATGCTAAGCAAATCTGATTCGCGCAGTGCTGATAGTTCATTCCGTAACCGGCAATTTTACCCTTCGTAAGCAGGTGAAGTGGCTCGCCAACCGTGAATCCGATCAACGCTTGCTCTTTTCGATTCGCGTTTTCGCTCCCCTTCAAGTTTCGAATTCCAGGCATGATTGCTTGCAGTGCATCGGCGTCGTAATCGGTGTCAGCCCACACA